AGAGCAACGAGCAGTATCCAACATGCAACGCCGTGTCGTCGGAAATCACACGCATAACAAATATTATGAATAATGCAATTTTGGACACCTTAATAGGCGGGATTTGGTTACAAACCAGTAACGGAATAAAGCTTTTAATTCAATTTGGTTATTTTGTGCCGTCATCTACAGCGTCAGAGCAAACAGTTGTTTGGCCGATTGCTTTTCCCAATCACTTGAGCAACGTGCTAACCTTACCTTATGCGCCGAGCGGTCAAAATTTCAACATTAATGTCAAACACGCGACATTATCAAATTGTGTTTTTCGAACTGTTGACGGTAATGGGTATGGCATAAAAATATCTTTTTACTGGTTTGCGGTCGGGTTTTAATACCCTACAGTTAGCCAAAAAAATCCTTTATAATCAGTTCTATAATTATCTGCGCCAAATTTAAATTGAGATAAATTATCAACAAACCAATGTAGAAATTGTTCAGATGAATCAGTGTCAATATTATTGCGTCGCGCAACAACAACAACAAAATTACTTGAATAAGCTACAGGAAGTGTAACAGTTGCGGTTAAATCTCCTTTTGTTATAAGTTGTGAGTAAACACCCCACTGCAAAATAAGGCCTGACGGAAATTTATAGTAGCCAGCGGATAAACCTGTAGAACTATTCATAATATTTGTTATGAGATAAAAAAATAAGCGGTTGACAACCAAACTTAATTGACTATATGATTTTAGCAGGAAGTGTCTTTTTGAAAGGAAGATAAAAAAAATAAATTTGGAAGATGTAAAAAATGCCAAAAAATCGGAAGTAACTTCACAATTGGTTAGGATGATTGGCGATGAATATTTCACTGGTAAGTTTTGCTGATTTTGTAAATGACTAAAGAAATCGAACAGCTCGCGAGAAAAGTGTCGCATAATTACCGCTTGATAATAATTGGCGGTGCTTTTCTTTACAGCTGTTTTCTTTTTTATAACCAACAAATTGTTAATACTTCCGACATCCACGATTTAAAAAGCAGAATTGACAAATGCGAATTAAACCAAGCGAGGATTGAAAGCGAAACGGCGCAGACATTAGCCGACATCAACCGCCAGCTAATCGGAATTTCAACAGATTTACAGTTGATAAAAACAAACCTCATATCCGAGGGTTTGAAGCATGGAGTAAAAAATTGAAAGTGTTAATTTATCGGCCGGATAAAGCGCCAGACCCGCGCGTAAACCCGGCCTTATGCTATATGCCGAACGGTCAAAATTTTCTTGAGTATCAGAGAGATTTGACGGAAGCCTACAATTACAAGGTTGAAATGTTAAAAAGGGAATTAAATAAAATTCCTGAACACAAAATAATCGAATGGGGGTAGTCATGATTTATTTGTTATCAGCAATTTCTGCGTTTTTGTGGAGAGTTCGCGGCGGTTTGTTTGAGCGTGTGCCATTGAAAAAAATATGGTATGCGCTTTTTTTTGGCGTATGCGGCTACATCTATTTTCACGATTTTGAAAAGGCGGCCGTCGGCGCAATCGCCTGTTACGCGAGCTATAAGCTTTATGGCTGGGGGCTTTACATCGGCCGGCTGCTTGAGGGCGGCCAACTTAACCCTAACCTTGTCCAGTATCGTGAATGTGAATTGATTGATGACTTACTTTATCCGCTGCACGTTACGATAAAAGGGAAAAAAATCTATTTGTACAATTACCCGAAATGGTTCGGATTTTGCGGGGTAACGCTGACCGGCCTGATTATTACTTTTTTATGGGGGTTATATTTTGGCAGCTTGTCAATGATGATTGCAGGGCTTGCTATGGGCGTTTGTTATTGGATTGGGGGCTTGCTTGAAAAACTCTATCCCTTGGGAAAAGCCGGTTGGAACTGGGGAGAGTGGATTTTTGGCGGATATTTAGGGGTTTTGCTGGCGTGCATAGTTTAAAAATCGCAATCATCTTTTTATTGATTTTCATTTTGGAAATTTTTATAATATTTGTAGAAATTTCAGAAAGGATATGACATGTATCGGTCAAAAGATGTTGACATTCTTGCACGGACGATTTACGGAGAAGCGCGCGGCGAAAGTGAAATCGGCAAAAGAGCCGTTGCGTCCGTCATTTTGAATAGATATAAATCGGGGAAATGGTTTGCCGGCGACACCATCGCAGAAACCTGCCAGTTCTGCGTGAAAGGCTCAAAATTTCACCAATTCAGCTGTTGGAATGAAAACGACCCCAATTTTGAATTAATCAATAATGTTTCTGAAATTGATAAAGCTTTTTGCGAATGTGTGGATGTTGCCGAAAAATACATCTCTGGAATTTATAAAGATATTGTTTGCGGCGCCTGCCATTATTGCGTTTCTGGAACTAACCCCGCATGGGCAAAGGGCAGAACTCCAGATTTGCAAATTGGCAAGCACTTGTTTTTTTGCGGGGTTGCATGAAATTCAGCAAAAAAAGAACGTGGCAGATAATTTTATTTATCATGGCTATTGCAGGAATTTTAGTCGCAAATGGGCAGTATGACGCAGCTGTCCGCCTTTTTTTGGGTGTTTTAGGATGGCTTTGAAACTTGCAATAGCCGCCTTAATTTCAGGCAATTTGATTTTTTTTAATCTATGGCAATCAGAGAAAGAAAAAAGAATTGCGCAGGAAACGGCATTTTTTACGTCAGAGAAAGAGAAAAAGATAAAAGATGATAAATCTATCGAAACACAAAAGAAAATCGCTGTACGAAGAAAAAAAGAAGCAAAGGAAGAAAAGAGCGGTTGCGATTGTGTCAATCGTGCTATCCCTGCTGATATTCTTGAGTGGCTGCACAGTTGAACAGCCGCGCAGCAAAAATAACTGTATTTATTCAGTGGTTACCTATGGACAAGCGCTTGATTGCTTAAAAGAATTGCATGAAACACAATAAAAAACGCCTACGGAAGAGAAACGTAGACGTTTTTTTTAATGCGGTAGGAGTAAAAACAATTAAATTTTAATTATTTAATTTGTTTTTGTCAATAAAATAATTTTTGATGAAAACTTCAATAATAAGTTCAATCAAATTATTGCGCGTACGATTTTCAAGGTAGGCAATTTTATTAAGCTCTTCCACCGCTTTTTCATCAAGTCTGATACAATATTGTTTTTTCATAGATTACCTCATAACAGTAGAAAGTTTTTCAAAAATTTTCAATCCGGGGATGTCGCGAACACCGTTGCGAATTGCCTGATTGATTGCTTTTGTGTCAACCGAAAGATATTCAGCCGGAACTTTTGTAATGTCGACAATTTCAAAAGTGATATACTTCCGAAACGTTGTCATAGAGTTGCCGACAGATATTTCGTCTGCTGTAGAAATTTCTTCAATAACGGCGTTGACCTTGCTATCGATTGAAGAAATTAACGCCGCTTTTGTTACCTCGTCGTAATCTCCGGCACTTTCTTTTAAAGCTTGCAACTCGTCAAGCTTTTTTATCGCGATTTCTTCCGCGCGTTTGGTGTCTAATTTCTGAATTTCACGCAGACGCTCAAGTTTTATTTCGGCATAATCAGAGATTTTTGAACGTAAAAGTTTTTCAGCTTCCGCCAAAAAATCCAAGGCGTTTTTATATTTTTCCGTTATTTCTTTCAAAGAAGATTTGAACGGCGATTCTTCGGCGGATTTCAAGGATTTTACGGTTTTGTTGTAAGAATTGATTTCTTTAAGCAACTCGCAAGCTTTTAGGTTGTCGCCCTCGTTGATAATTTCGGATGAACGGATTTTCAACAAAAATTCACGTGCTTTGATTTCAACAGGGTTGATAAGATTTTCCATAATTTTTCACTCCATAAATTAAAAAAACAACAAGAATTTATATCAACTGTATATTATTGTCAATACAAAAGATATACATTTTATTATTGACATTCGCAAAAAAATGATTATTAATTATCTGTGTTATTAACAACTAGGAGTAAAAAATTATGGAAAATGGGATTTATTTCGACCTGCCCGAAGAAGAGTATTTCAAAGAGCAAAGGCTGGATTTTTCGGGTATTTCAGCTATATTGAAAAGCCCAACCGAATATTGGTTCGGCAGCCGGCTAAACCCGAATTTTGAAGAAAAGAAAACGCCTGCTTTTTTTGAGGGGAAAATATATCATACATGCGTGTTGGAAAATGAGAAATTTTCCGAACGTTATGTTATTGAGCCTAAAAGTATCAGAGGGGTAAGCCGGAAAAGTCAAGCTTATCGGGTATGGGCACAAGCGCAAAAAAAGCAAATTGTCACTTTTGATTTGGCCGAAAATATAGCAAATAATTTATTGTATCTTTCGCGGCCGGGGCAAGTTCTTGACAGCAAAATATTTGAAGAGGGTTACCCAGAAGTAAGCATATTTTTTGAGTATGCCGGAATCTCCTGCAAAGCAAGGATTGACTACATAAAATTAATTCAATTCTGGGATTTAAAATCTGTAAATTCGCAGGGTCAAAATTTTTCTGATTGGTGCAAAAAGTACTTTTTTAAATACAAAACATTTATTCAGCTTTTTATTTATCGCGAAGCAATCGCCGCGGCAAAAGGGTTTTGCGAAAATCAAGTACACGGGAATAACGAGCAAGTCAAGTTTTGGCGTGAATGGCGTAATGTAACCGACATATTGCCCGGCGTTGTGTTTATCAATAAAAATTATCCACAGGCGGAAGTGAAAATTTTCGATGAAGAGCATTGCCCTGACCTTTACCGGCTGGCACGCGGCCAATTCCAAAAAGGAATTGAAATTTTTAAAGAATATTTAAATAAATATGGTTTAAAAAAGGCTTGGCTGGAGTCGGTTGACGTGGATAACCTCTTTTTCAAAGACGAGGATTTTCCCCAATCGTTTGCAGAAATTTTAAATTTGGTAGGAGAGAATTAACATGAAAAATCATTTGAAATTTATAGATAGCTTAATTTGCCTGCGGTGTGGCTGCCAAAATCCGACACACCATCATTTACTTAGAGTAAATCAAATATATCTGCCAAAAAAAATGGGTGAGGAAGATTTTTTAATTCCCAAAGTAAAATCCAAAGGCATGGCAACTAAAAATGATGACAGATTTACGCTGCCATTATGCCCAAAATGCCATCAGATGTTACATTTGTGCGGAAACGAAAGGTATTTTTTACGCTGCATAGGTGTAACCGAGCCAGAAGAAGTAGCGTTGTTTTTTTGGAAAAACAGCGGGAACCTTGAAAAATGCTTAAAAGAAATTCGTGAAATTAGGATTTTAGGCGGTGGATTTTAGGGTGGCCGAATTTAATCGGCTGGGAAGTCGGCAAAAGTTTGTTGGCTTCCCGTCTGGCGGGTATTTTTTAGGCCAAGGTGGCGAATTATACCGAGGAAATATAACTTGTAACACAACCGACAGGAGAAAAAAGAAGTTTTTCATCGTTGATTTTTTTTCTGGGCGACTGGATGTCGACCAAAAAAAGATATACACAAACGATATAGTCTATTCAAGCAGCTTGCGAACATGCGGAATTATCAAGTTTCGGCCGGAAAAAGGTGCTTTTATTTTTTGCGTTGAAAGGGGAAAAATACGAATACCATACAGCTTTTTGGACATGTATTCAATTTCATTGAAAAAAAAATATACAATTTATGAAAAAACCTATTGACAAGTTATCCGCCTAGTGTTATATATACTAGTATAAGTTAACAAAAAGGAGTAAAAACCATGAAAAAATATAAATTCGTATTTGCCAGCAAGATTTCAGGCTACTATCGCGAACTGGACGATAGCAACACTGCGGTAAAAGAAAACTCAATCATCTACCCGGCTTCGACCAAAAAGTGGTTCGAGCAGAACGCAAAAAAGGCATACGCCGGCTATAAAGTAATTATCAACTGGGTAGGTTAATATGGATAATGTAAAATCAGGAATTGCCGCGGAGCTTTATGACCGTCAGCTTGAACTTTTGAAAGTAAACGCCAAAAGATATTACAATCAAGACAGTTTAACTTACGACGTCGACGATTATATTTTCGTCGACCAAAATGAAGCTCTCGAAGAAGCAAAACAGGATTTGACGGAAGAACTCCGCCAAATCTTTGGAAATGAAAAAAACGAAGCTCTAATTGAACTTGAAAGGATAATCGAAAATGTCTGAAAAAGATGAAAAGCTTGAAAAGAAACGGGAGATTTCCCGAAAAGCCATGAAGAACTACCGCGCAAAGCTTTTAAAAAAAGGACTTCGCGGCCGACTTTTATACCTGACACTTCAAGAATATGAGGAAGTCAAACAATTTTTGAAAGATTTAAGAAATGCTTGAAAATTTTTTTTATTGGTTTTGCGGCTTTGCCTGCGCGTTTATGCCGCTCTATTTCATAATTCAATTTTTACGATAAGGAGAAAAATATGACTAGTGAAGAATTTAAAAAATTCAGAATTGAAAAGGGCTATACTCAAAAAAAATTAGCCGAAGCAATCGGTTTTAGCGAAGATTATATTTCAAAAATAGAAAGAAATGAGCGACCGATTACCGATTGCATTTTGGAAAAACTCAACAATTTAAAGGAGGAAAAATCGACCATGGAAGAGATTTTGAACGAAGCAGACGAAAAAAACAAAAAAGAAGCGACAAAAGAATTGATTGCGCTTGGCGACAGGTATCTTGATTTTTTTGAGCAAGTTGAAGAAGCAAAATTGTCGATGAAAGACATTATTGACGACGCAAAAGAAAAAGGGATTACAAAAGAAATGATAATTTCTTATTGTACGACCAAAACGTTAACAGAATTTAACAAAAAAATATTTAAAAGTGCAATAGAATAAAAAAACCTATTGACAAGTTATCAAACTTATATTATATTACTAGTATAAGTTAACCAAGAGGAGTAAAAACCATGAAAAAATATAAATTCGTATTTGCCAGCAAGATTTCGGGATACTATCGCGAATTGGACGATAGCAACACTGCTGTAAAAGAAAATTCAATCATCTACCCGGCTTCTACCAAAAAGTGGTTTGAGCAGAACGCTAAAAAGGCGTATGCCGGCTATAAAGTTGTTATCAACTGGGTAGGTTAATTAAAAAGGAAAATCGAAAATGTCAAATAACACCCCTGATTATGAGGATAATCTCGCATTTGAGCCGGCAAAAGCCAACGGCACACTGGCAACAATAGCAAGAGATGGCAAAGCCGTAGCCATCCGCTGTTACATTGATAGCCAACATTATTTTGACCTTGGTTTGGAAGATGCGCCAAAAAAAATGGATTGGTCGGCGGCAAAAATTTGGTGCGAGGAGAACTATTCGCGTTTGCCGACAGCACAGGAACTACAGTTTATTGGTAGAAATTTAAAAAACATCAACAAAATGCTGAAAAGTGCTGGCGGAAAGGAAATGAAAAAAGGTTGGTATTGGTCGGCCGACGAATACAGTAATAAAAGCGCGTGGCTGTCGCGAATTAACTTGCACGGTTTAATTAAATATAGCTTAAAAATAAATAATCTATATGTTCGTGCAATTATGATTTGTGATTAATTTTTTTTGTTTGTGAGGAAAAAATGAAAAAATTCAGAGTAATGGTTGTGAAAAAGAACGGCCAGCCGGTCGGCGTTCGCGCCGCCGCCATCAACGGCCGGACGATTGTGCTGGGATTGCGCGACGAGCCGGAACAAATGAATTGGCATGACGCCGTAAAAATTGGCATACCGACAAAAGAGGAATGGATGGCGATTGGCGAAAATTTGGACGCCGTAAACAAAGCCCTTATTCGTGCGGGCGGCGAGCCGCTGAAAAAAAGCTGGTACTGGTCTTCGTCGGAGTCTAGCAGCCACTACGCGTGGCTATCGTACCTTACCGTCAGTTACGGTTTGTACAACCTCTACAATAAGGGCTACGATCTCTACGTTCGCCCGGTGCTAGCTTTATGATTTTTTAACTCTTTAACTATTTTAGGATGAAAAAATGAAAATTCATGACAATACGGATGCGCCGAAAGTTAATGGATATATTTTGGGAAACCAAAATCATATCGGGTTTTATTTTGATGGATATGTTTATTATTTTGGATTTTCTGATAAAGCATATCCACGAAAAACACATTTACAAAATTGGTGTAAAAAGTGGGTGTACTTAAATGAAATGTGCGCCGAAAAAAAAGAAGAGTATATAGAAACGATGGGTGGAATTAGCCATTTTGTTGAACTTACCGAAAAGGTCAAAGGACTTGAAAAAGATGTCGAAAATCTAACCAATAACTACAAATTGTTGGAAAGTAAGCAGGCGGTAGACATAGCGCACGGTCAAGCCTTGGTTGATGAGTTCGGGGATTATGAGGCAGTTTATCAAGAGATTATACGACTTAAAAGAGAAGTCGCTAAAGGGGACAGAATAATCGGCGAGTTGTTTAATGAGGGAAATTCGGTCAAAGAAGAAAACAAACAGCTACGCCAGTTGCTTGAGAGAGGAGCACAACTTTTAAGTTTTGAACATGAAGAATACGAGGTCATGAGTTTCGTCAGTGAAGTAAACGAGGTGCTGAAATGAAAAACCTATTACGCGCATTTGCTCCTATAATGATTGTCTCTGCTGCCTGTGGAGGCTTGTATAAGAATGATTTACAGGCTAAGGTAGTTTATGCTCCACAAACAGACGAAAGCATTGTAGCGCACAAAAAATCGGCCGAGGACAAAAGGAAGCGCAAAGCAAAAAAATTGAAAAGGATTTTTAAGAAATGCGTGCAGAAAAACCAGAAATAGGCGATGTGTGGGCTATTTTTAGATGTGGAACTCACATATAACTATCTTGGCAAAAGCAAAGTAAACATTGATGATTTGTTTGATGTTGAATGACGAGCGAATAAAAACCGCCCTGAGGTATTAAGCCAGCAAGGGCTTTTTTATTGACACCATGCGTAAAAAAAACAATAATAAGAAATATTAAAAAGTTTAACAAAAAAAACGCTATAAGTGTTTGAAAATGCAAAAAAGAACAGAGAAAAATTTAAACAAGGTTCGCGCGCTAATAAAACAAGGGATAACCAACCAGCGCACGATTGCGGCCTTGTTAAAAATTTCCCTACCGTGTGTCAATAAATTATGCAAACAAATCGCAGATGAACAGAGCCGCTCAAAGCCAAGCCAGAATTTAAAAGCAAGCCAAGCGAGGAAAGATAAGAAAAGGCAGGAGGTTGCGGGCCGGATGGTTGCGGAGATTATAAACGAGGCAGATGAGGATTTGCGCGCAATCGATACCAAGCTTCTTTTTGAGCGCCTATTTAAAGACGCGCTAATCGAACTGGATAGCCGGCTTGGCGAAATGGAGGTTTTTGAATTAAAAGAAATGGTTCAGGGATTTGCGGAGCTGTTTAAGAGGTAATTTTTGTCGACATTTAACGAAAATTTTGTATAGTATCCCGGGAAAAGTCGAAACAAAAGATTATTAATAATCGGATTTTAGACAAAATGAATTTTGATTTTAATTTTGATTTAAGTTTTGATTTCGGCGAGAAGTCGCAAAAGGTACTAAATTTCTATGATTTGTGCAATTTGGCTGGCTATCCGCGGCCATATCCGGCGCAAGTTGAAATGAAAGATTATCTAATAAAAACGCCAGGTGTGCATTTGCTGCTTGGTTCGCGCGGTTACGGAAAAACCGACTACGCTGTAATCATGGGTTGTGCCGAAGCGATTTTGAATAATCCAAATTTTAAAGTCCTCTTAATCGCAAAAGAACTTTCCCGCGCGCAGGCAATCATTAAGGAAGTGCGAGAAGTGCTACTACGCGCTGGTGTGAAATTCAAAAACAAAAGCGAAGTGCTTTTACGAACGGAGGGGTGTATTGGAAAAGACCCCAACCTTGAGGGGTTAGGTGTGAAATGTACAGGTTTACGCGGCCGTCATCCAGATTTAGTCATTATGGAAGACCCAATTACGCCCAAAGATGACCGTGAGGCCGAACGGCTTACAGTCAAAAAAACGTACGAAGAAGTCTGCAAATTAACCATGAATGTTGGGATTGTCGGGCAGCCTGTCCACAAACTAGACCTTTATCAGAGTTTGCGGGAGATTGTAAACACTCGGCTCATGCCGTATGGTACCATTCCAGAATTAGACCCCGACCTAGACGCGCAACGGCTGGCCGGTGTTGATGAATTTTCTATACAGGCGTCTTATTTCCTAAACATCATGGACAGCTTGAAAATGCCATTTAGTCTAGTTAAGGAAGTGGATTTTGCTGCAAAAGAAACAATATGTTGGATTGACCCCTCACATAAAGGCCGAGACTTTACGGCAGTTGTGTGCGGTGGGCGCAATTTGAGTGATTTCGTCTTAACTGGATTTTGTTTTGAAAAAGCTTGGTACGATTGTACGGCCGAATTGTTGGAAATTAACAAAATTCTCAATATTTCGCACACTGTAATCGAAACTAACGGTCTTGGCGAGCTGCCAGTAAATGAATTTCGCAAGCTCGGCATGCCGTGCGTCGGCTTTAACACGACCATGAATAAGCACACCAAGATATTAAACTCTGCGGCATTTTCTCCTGATTTAAAACTGTCAAGATTGTCCGGGCTTCCGCCCGCATTAATGCAGGCACAGAAAATTTTTGTTGAACAAACAAAAAATTATGAATACAATTCTAAGCATGATGACGCGCCGGATAGTGTGGCAAGTTTAATTTGTTATGTGAGAGGCCTTTAATGTCTGGAGTTTTTAGTTTCTGGGGAAATCGTAAGCAGACGATGAATGACGTTATTCGGTTGCCGGAAGTTTTCCCGTTTGGATTATGTCGTAGAGATTTCATAATTTTTAAGCTAATCAGTATTTATGAAAATCTACTTACGCAGTGTTACAACCGCAGCCGCGGCTTTCCTGAGGATATGGCGAAGACGCTTTGGAATAATTACGAAGCCTTAGACCCGCTAAACACGCGCGGAGTTATCCGTCTTTTGTCTGTTGCTATGGCGGAACGCCGGACGATGGCGATTTCGTATGACCGCACGACTAACGTCGCAAAAGAGGCGCTGGGCGAGGCTTTCAATGAGATTTATGAAGATTACAAAGAGAAAACCAAATCGGATAAAGGAATTTATGTCAACTTCGAACTTTATTACAAATCAAAGATAATTGCTGAATATCTGAATTTGCTTTACTCGGCTTTACTTTCAGCGTATGCGCAGCTCGGATTATCCCGAGCTATCCAATTTAAGGCCGACAAACTCCGCGAAACTCAAGCGAATAATTCCAATACTGAATGGAAAGACCAAGCCAAGGAAGTTGTTGACAGCGTTCTTGCCGGCCGTGCCGTTCTGATTTCGAAAGACGATGATTTAAAACTTCCCGAAGTTGACGCCGACCCAATCGAAAACGCGATTGAATTTTACGGTCAGCTTATTGCTGGCGAGCTTGGCGTATCTACCAGCTTTATTACCGGAATTATTCGAAACGGCATGAACTCGACGGGCGAAGCCGAATTAGTGGCCGACGAAAACGGTATCAAAGTATTTTTCTATTCGATTTTTAAGCCGTGCTGTGATGGGCTTTATAAAATCAACCTTGAATTTGTAACCGAAAACTACCGGAAAACGGCGGAGTTGGCTAAAGTAATTCCGTATTTGGAAAGCTCGGAAGCTGTCTCAAACGAGCAGCTGGAAAGATTTGTTAATTATGTACTAGGCGAAAATGATTGAAAATCTGTGGTTACCGGCAGCATATCTGAAAAGGGTTTTGCCCGCAGGATTTTTTAAAGAAAGGCTGTTGGGAAAAAAATTCTCAATTAAGCGGACTTTTCTGCGTGCGCTGGTAACTGCTGCCGAACTTGATGAACAGGAGCTAAAAGATAGCTACGCCAGAACAATTAAGTTTTATCGCGAAAAAGAAAAAAAACTTGAGGATGAAGAGGTCAAAAACCCCGAAAAGAAAGCCGTCAATAATGAAAAACTTTTAAAATCGCGTGTCGAAAATCTTGTTGTTTATTCCGAAAGCCAGCGGTTAAAAGATGAGCATAAAGGCGAGTATTATATCTGGTTGCCGTCTTCTTCAAAAGAGCCGCGGCCGCAGCACCAGCTTTTGTATGGCGAAATTCGAAAAGTTGGCGATGGCGAGTTTCCAAATGAAGATTACGGTTGCAAATGCGGCGCGTATTTCCTTGGCGCAAATCCGCTTGAAAATGACTTTTTAACAGACGAGCAAAAAAATAAGCTTGAAAAATTGATAAAAAAAGATAAGACTAAAGAAGTAAATAGTAGTTTAACCAAAATTTTAAAAGAGAAGAAGCATGGAAGACGAAAAGGAAGATAAGCAGGAAACGCCGGCAACGGTAACTTTGACAAAAGAACAGTTTGAGGCTCTTGTTGGTAAAAAAGAAGAAAAAAAGGAAAGCATAGCGGACGAAGCCATCAAGCGTCTTGAAAATGAAAAAAAAGAAAAAGAGGAAACTGCGGAAATCGAAGACGCTATTAAATTCAATCTTTCGATTTCCGAATTTGTTTCCAAAAACAAAAACATTCTGCCGGACGAGACCGAAAATATTATCAAGACGGCCGAAGAAAGAAACTTTAAAAATTCCAGTGAAAAGGCTAATGCCATTAGAAAAGGTATTATTGAGGCTTTTGTTAAATATAAGGAAAATGTTGAAAAACTCCCGCAGAGCATTCAGGCGGAAGTTGCGCGCTTCAACAGTTTTACTGAACGTGAAAAAGAAGCGCAATCGAAAAGATTTTGGAGTATTGTTGAGGTTGGCGCCGAATATAAAATTTTATCGCGCAAAGCTGAGCAGCTTCAAAATAACGGCGGACATGGCGCGGCCGAGAATAGCGCCTTTGAACAAAGGTTCCTTGAACAGGGGAAAATTTTCAGAAAAGGTTAAAAAATGACGAAAATTCTTGCTACGCCCTATGAGAGGGGAAACGCCGACCAGATTGTCTCAAGAAAATACGCCGAAAAAGTCCTTGAGGGCTTGGCTGTTTACGAGACAAACGACGGCATGAAACTCTTGACTAGTGGACATAACCCCACCGGCATTGCTGGCCGGCAGGGTTTGGCAGCTGGCGATGTCGTGGCTAGTGGACGTAAAATTTACGTTCAGTGTCCGGAAGACGCAGCGCCGACCGCTTTTGCTCCGGTATATGTCGACCCCAACACAGGGTTGTTTACCGAAAAAAACACGCAGAACTTCTTAAAAATTAACGCTACATTTGCAAAAGATGTGGCTGTTGTTAAATGTATGGCTTCCGATGGAACTCTTTACAACGCAGTTTGTATTGATATGCCTGCCCCGATGGGCGTTTTGGAAGTTGTAGCGGCTCCGGGAGAATAATCAATGGCTACTGATGTAATTACGTCGCTTAAGACCACCGAAGAATATTTGAGAGCTGTGCAGCTTTCCTATTCTCCAATCTCTCTGGCAATTGCCCGCCAGGTTAAACACGATATGACGAATGACGTTAAAGTCATCTTTAAACGTCTGGACGTCGAACGTGACAACATCGTCGCGCAAAATTTGACGATGGGACAGACAGAAGTTTCCGCAATTAAAGCCAACGAAACGCAGAAAGTTTTTAACAAGTATGTAAAAGGCGCGAAAATTACGCAGTCTGTTTATAACTTTAATTTCAACCGCATACCCGAACTGGTGTCCAAAATTATTCGTGGTTACTCCATGATTTTTGACACCATTACCCTTTATGGAGACGGGCTGAACAACGGTATCCTGACGACTGATGACGTCAATAACGTTGTCAATGACAGTGTTGAGCTTGACGCTACGGCCGACATCATGGCACTGGCTAATCAGGTGGTTGATGTAATTTCTGGCCTGAAGCAGCAGGTTCGCGAATACACGGCTTCGACCAACGTACTTGTTTACGTCTACGGCGGTCAGCTGGTTCGTCTGCTTGACAAAATTACTTATAACGGCGCGACCATCCGCGAAATCATTGAAAAGGAATGGCCGGAAGCTACGTTTGTAGTAATTCCCGAAATCGTTTTGACCGGAAACTCAATGGGCTTTAAGGTCTTTTCACAGGATTTGGTAACCCTGAACTATACCCGCCTGCCGATTATGTCGGAGAACGGTTATAATCCGGAAGACAAGTATTTCTGGGGTAACTTTGAACTCGGCTCTACCATGGTGGATATTGAGGAAAAAGGCGCCGGCATTGAACAGCCGATTACTATCAAATCCGCTGCCGGTACCCGCTCGAAATCGAAGTAGGAGTTTTAAGATGACGGAAAGCGAGCTTATTGATTGGGCAAATTCAATTTTAGCAGAATTAAATCTTTCTTTGCTCACGCCGACCGAAGAGCGTATTTTGTGGTGTAAGCCGCATGACACCGAGGTTGACGCATATAACTCGCTTTCTGAAATCTTGAATAAACGGGGCGCTGCGGGAAATGATGTTGAACGCCTGAATTATTATGCGAAATTTCACGGGGTAGATGTGGATTTAAAGAAAAAAATTCCCAACAACGTTTTTCTGGGGTGTGGGTTATGAGAGCCGGCCGGAAAATAATTGAGGGTAAAGGATTAGACAAGTTTATTAGCGGCGAAATCAGCAAGTTTAAATTCGATGTTGGTATTTTGCAGAATAAGCCGCATTTTGAGGTTCTCAAGAGAAAAATCGGTACAAAAAACGGAAAGCCAGTTTATGCAAAGTCGTGGTACCAATACGCCGGCCTAAATCTTTTGAGACATGGCAGCAAGCCAGATGGGACTTTAAATAAGGTGGCTGCGGAGATGGACGAGTTGTTTAAATGGTTACGCCGTCCTTTTCTTTTAAAGAGAAACAAAGATTTAATTTGGGTAATTAACTTCATGGTTGACATCATGAACGGAAAAGACAACCGGCGTCGTATCGAAAACGCCATGCAAGCCGTGGTAAGAAACCCAATTCTTCGCGGAGATTATGGCCGCAACTCGCAGAAGACGGCCAAAGAAAAGGGATTTAACAAACTTCTTATGCGAACTGGACAGTTGTTTAAAAATGTAAAAGCGAGGTTAACCGGCCGTGTATAAAAAACAGTTAGAAGCTGATTTACGCAAAATTTATGGCGTTAAAAAAGTTCTTTTTGCCAGCGTTGAAAGCGGCTGGGAGCAAGGGGCTTTGTATGTTGACGTTTCTAACGTTTGGCAAAATATCCGTCACGGCCAACAGCATTTCAGAGTTCGCGGCACCCTCGGAATGTGGGGAGTAAGCCCCGCCTACAAAACGGGATTTCTAAAAGACAAATTATGGGAAGCTTCGCGGACATCCACACTAAAAGAAATTGCAGACCGCATTTTGCTGTTTGACAAAGAGGAAAATGTAAAATATCCTGACATGGAAAGTTATTTTAATCAAACAGAGATAGGTTTTATTTATCGGGTAAATATGGATTATGACCCGTCTAAGAAAACAAAGGGATTTTCGATTAAAACTTTTTTTACAAAATTATTGAAAGGCTAACCAATGGATGACGTTTTGTTAAATTATGTAATGAGAGTAACGAAAGTTGCTCCAATCCCTGAGCCGAGCACAGAATATCTGCATAATGTGCTTGTTGTGGTACCGCAGAAATCGGCGGAAATTCCAAAAACTGTCGTAAAGATTAACACGGAGAGTGATTTGGCCGCAATTACTGATGTTACTGCGCCGATGATGTTAAAAACTGGCGGTTTGACGTCATTCTACGCGCTGCCTATGGCTGACTTAAACTTGTCGGCCGCAGACATTACCGGGCTTGAAGATTTGGAAGTTTTCACAATTTTAATTGACCCGAATTTTGAAGACGCTGCGCTTGAGAATTTGAAACTGCCCAAGGGTTATCGCGGCGTTGTCGGTGGCGCTTCGAATAACGACGCGTTAGTTGGAGCGCAGAACAAAATAGAAAATCATTCGTTTTTCTATCAGAAAGCCACCGGCCAAGGCGAAAACATGTATCAAGCATTCGGTTCACTCCTCAATAGCGCCAATACCATTTGGAGCAGCCAGCAGTATATCAGTATGGAAAATTCTGATGATATTACTTCCTACGAAACTGCCGACGCTCTTTTCACGTTGCGCGCAAACTTTGTTCTTACTTCAAAAGAATTTGGCAATAGACTGGCGTTCTTCTGTGTCGGCGGTCAGAACAATAAAGCCGTTGCTATCCATGCGCCCTACGTATCAGAAGAAATTGTCGTAAAATTGCAGGGTGCGGCGCTTACCTGGCTTAACCTGAATAAACCAGACTACACCACCGCCGAAGCGACACTATTGCAGGATTATTTACAGGGTATTGCCGATGAGTATACCGAAACTGGACAGATTGGCAAAATCAGTGTTACAGTATCGGTTGGCAGCAGCGATTTTGTAATGAACGCTAATATTACCGCGCCGTTGCCAAAAGCAACTTGGCGCCTGAACGCGGTTTTGACACAGGGAGCTTAAAAAATGATACAGTTATGGCATTCTGAAAATGGCGTGATTATCAACAATGTCAAATATGATTTTGAAGATGTTGACAGTGTAACCGTAACCAAAAACGGCCGGAAACACAAAACCAGAGGCGCCAACTCCAAAAACAAAGTCGGCTTTGTCTATATGGAAAACTCCAAACAGGCCGACGAAATTGCTATTAACACGGTAGGGTTAAGCGGCGCAATGCTTACCATTCTTCAAAACGCGTATGAAGACGAAACACCGATGACCGTGTATTGTATCGATAGCGCGACCGGCGAGAGCTACATCGGAAACGACTGTATTTTGCAGGAGTTCCCGCGCCAGCAGGACATTGTTGAGGGAGAAGAAACCTACAACGTGACCTTGACGTTCGAAACGTTTAATCTTAAACCGAATTTGAAATAATGGTTGATGTGTCGGAAATAAAAGGTGTAAAGGGTTTGTACGCATTTAAAGCGTTACAGACCCTCTTGTTCTCGTACTTTATGCTGCCTGAATTTCGGCAGCCAAAGGAAACTTACACGGAATTTCTGAAAAGATTTTCTGCGATGGGAGAAAAAGAACAGCGCGAAACGTTAAAAACGGCTCTCTATTTTGCGGGGATTGACGAAAACGAAATACTGGCCTTGTGCTTGTTCGCAAAAGACCCAAACGGTGTCCCCTACGGAAAATCAAATCTTGCAAATCTTGAAATTGAAGAGCTTTTTGCAATTATTATTGATGTGTGCATGGCTATCGTTAAAATCAAAGTTTTTTTTTAACAGACGCACAGCTGAAAAAAATAAAAAACTACTCTATTGACTTACCTGCGGCTTTCAGTGATATAATAAAATCAAGAAGTGATTTTAGTTTAGAGGAAGTTTTGAATAAGGCGTTTTTGGACGGGGCAACATGGCAGGTGAATATCTCATAAAAGTTAAGGCGACGCTAGACCAGCAAGACGCCAAGCAAATGGAAGCTGAATTAAACGGCCGCTTTACCCGTGTTGCAAATAAATTCGGCAGCGCCTTAAAAAAAGGCCTAAAAAGGCTATCAATTTCTGGACTTGTCGCTGGTGCTGTTTATTCGGTGCTAAACGACATCGATAAAATGAACACTGCGATTGATGAAACTCTGGAAAAATACAAAGACATTCAATCGCAGGCGGCCGCGCAAAATCTACTTCCCTCGGAATATTGGCGGCTGTCCAGATTGTCACAAATTGCTGGCGTAAAAGATTTCGACAGTCTTTTCTCTGCATTCAGGCAAACTTTGAATAAGACCAATCGGGGATTTAACACATCCCTAAACCAGTTCCGTGGGCAGGCCGCAGACGCACAGACGTTCCTGCAAGTGCTTTCTTCTCTTCAAGCTGCCGACCCACGGACGCGACAACTCGTAGCTGAATCCGTATTCGGGCAGGCCGGCGCGCAAGACGTCAATAAACTTCTTGCTGTTGACTTGACCGATTTAGGCCAAAAGGCTTTTGCCGGAATTGACAATAATAAATTTAATGAGGCTATCACACGAGGAATTGCGGCCAGCCGCGAGCAGATGATTGAAGAGGTAAAAAGGGAATATACAAACCTGCAAACACGCGGCCAGATTTTGCGTGGCGGAGCTGTCGCGGAACAAGCGCGGTATAGAATGGCTGAAGACGCTTACACGAATGAGCTTTTGCAAAATTACAAAACAACCGCCGAGGTCAACAAAGCTATGCTAACTGTTCAGCAGAATGTCGCAAACGGCGTGAATAAGTCTGTGAGCTGGCTGCAAAAGATATTCGGCCAGCTGCAATCGCAGGCGGCTGCTGATAGGCAGCTTCGGGCAGGCAAGATAACGGAAGAAGAATATAATAGGATAACCGGGAGTATTTACGAATGATTGGCGGAGAAAGTCCAGTAATTATCTTTACATTTCCCTCGGTTGTGTCGGTTGGCGATATTGGTGTGCCTCTTCCGGTGCCAATTTATCTGGACGAAGCGACTACTGGCGTAATGTCTGATAACACTACAGATAATGTAAAAATCGAATTGCAGACAATTGGCGGCTTAACTTTCCAGCGGCAAGTAATCCAGAGCTTGGATATTTCATTTAGAGTTTTGAAGGATAACGCCGTTGCGACCACCCTTTTGAGTATGGCCGGCAAAGCCTACGAATTAATTGACGGGAAAGACCCGACAAGTATGCCATATTACATAACTGTTTATTACGATAGCAGTTTCATGCTTAAGGGTTATCTGGGAAACTTCAAAAAAACAACGGTTGATAACACAAATATGTATCAAGTTGAAATGTCGTTTTGTTCCGTGCCGTCAAAGCAGCTGGCCGGAGAAATTCTCGATAAAGTCGACAACGTGATTGATGTGCTGGGGTAGAAAATGAAGATTGACGGTTACAAAGTAGCAAACTTAAACGACTTCGACGCTCTCGGCGTACCTCAAGCGTACTACGAGCTTAATTTCCAGTATCTCGGCAAAATGTCGATGATGATTTGCAAGTGGATAGATTACGGCGTTTTAATAAACGGCGAATTAATTTTCCCGGGAATAAACGGCGTAAATCCATATGTTGCCAAAAAGAATGCCGTTTGGATAGATGATGACCGCAATGTGTGGTGGGGAGAACTGCCCGATGAAGATTGAATGTCTAAACGGTTTTTATTATTTTTACCCGGAAAGTGTCGGCGAGCTTTTCAACTGGCAGGAATTAAATGAAGAACTGACATCAATCGGCGACGCCTATACTTTTCCGAAGCTCGCTAGTTTCCCTGAATATGTTTGGGCTGGACACATTGTTAGCGGCTTGCCGATGATTATGAATTATGCGGGAAAACGCGAAGAGATATTTAGGCGGAACAACTTAACCTATAACATTGCGTTGGGAACGGTTACGTCATCGCTTGGAGTTTGGGGATTGCTTGATTATGGCGAGGGACTTTTTATAAGCTCGGATGAACTACCGCAAGCGTATTATTTGGATAAAAACCAGCGCCGAATTAGTGGATTTCTGGCTTTTTGGGATATGGTTCATAACATGTATAAGATTGAACAGTTTTACTATAGTAGCGGAGTGTTAGGAGGTTTATTTTGACGGAAGTTTTAGACGCGCAGTGTTTGGCCGGAGCTGTCACGGTTGATAAGTTGCCAGTGACAAATGTAGAAGTGATTGGCGAGGGTGGCGCAAGTACCGGCGTTGTGATTTTTGACAAAGAAAACGCGGTATATATTCCCAACACATCTCCTGACATGAAAGAACTAGCTGGATATGTGAGCGACACGCTTATGAAAATCACAAGCCTTTTGACAACATTAACAACCGGTATTTTACCGGCAAACGCCGGCGGCGAAATAGTTTCCGAAACATTTTACGCCAGTATCGCGGCAACGCTGGCAGAGGTTCAGGTAGTTCAGGCACAACTTTCTGTTTTTAGGACAATGATAAAATGATTGATGTTGAGTTTGACGACGACGGCATGCCGTATTTCAATGACACAATAGTATACAAAGGCGCAAATCTCTTGACTACGCAAGAGGGTACGCTATACTACAATCAAACGTTCGGGATTGATTTGAAAAGATTTATCGACCCCGACGTCATAATCCAAACGGAAACGTTTAAGGCTTATTCTATTCAGAAAATGACTGACAATGGGATAACAGTCACAAATCTGCAAGAGCAAGCGGAAACTTTTGAAAGTATTTTTAATTATGTGATTTCAGAAGAAAAAATTGAGGGGTTGGTTGCACAATGAGTTTTGATATCGAAAATGGCTACAGCCCGCGCACGAATGAAGATATTTTGTCGGATTTAGTTGACGCGGTTAACCTAAATTACAAAACAAGCTACACGCCCGAAACTTTTATCGGTACTAATTTACATAAACTTTATTATCCGGGCGTTCAGCTCATTTTGGGCGTTGAAAACGGTATTAGCTCCATCGCTGCCAAAATACAAGATTATATTGCCTATATTAACAAAACCATCCAATACCCCAAAAGCTCGCCCAATGGTATCATGAATGAGCTAGCTAACAAACTCAACGTCATTGCCTCGGTCATGCCTATTAAACAAATCGATGACCGCGGAAAGTGCTACATTGCTTGTGATGTCGACAAAAGCGCAGCGGATTACGCCACCCTCAAACAGAATATTATTGACGTAATAGGCACCTGCGCAACGGCTGGATTGGCATACAATGGCACCGAAACTGGCGTTTTTGTTGGAGTAAACGGGCAAGAGTTCGATATTGCTTTTGAAATCCCGGAAACTGTGACCGTAAATGTAAAAATCGTCGCAACAGTGTCCAGAAATTCCCGCGACTTTATCCCCACGGAAAACGTCGTTAGTAACTTATTCACGGAAAAGTTTAATACTGCCTATCGGCTGGGATTTGACTTTGAGCCAAACGCGTATTTGTGTAAAGATGATTTGACATGGGCAGCCGACCTATCAGTAACCTATCAAGTCGGCGATGGTATCTATACCGACGCTGTCTATAAAAGTTTGTACAATCAAAAAATCGTTTTAGGCAACGTTTCAACCGAGATAGTCGATGAATAATCCAGTTTATCCATATCAGAAATTTACAGAAAACGATAAAAACGCTAATAGGTTTCTTACGACCTTTTTGCAGGTGCTTAAGCCAACGATGGATGATTTGTTTGCATATTACGAAAATGCCTACAAGACTAAATACCTTGGTACGGTTCTCTATGAAAAGCAAATCGTGCCAATTTACAACATTTTGGAAAAATCCTTATTTGTCGCAACATTTTATAAAATACTTGAGGCCGAGCAAACAATTGGTTCGGTCAATGCTTATTGCGAGATTTTGTATAGTATATTTGGCTCAAACGCAACAATTACCATTGACAAAATCAACCCATTGCACATAAAAATTGACATCATCGCGCGTTATGTTGAATACTTTGTTTGGGTAGACGAACAAAAACAATTTTATATTACGACCGAGGCCGGCGAGTATCTGGGTTTCGCTGCGCTGGTGGCTCGGATTTCAAACCGGCAGCTGGCTAATATTCTGCAAGAAATGACAAATGCCGGAACATTTCTTGAATTTACCTATAAACAAGAAAACCCGACGCAGGAGAATTAAAAAAATGGCAATAGACCAGGTAAAAACGATTAACGAGCTTGAGCGTCTGCCGCAGGTGGAAGACAGCAACGCTTTTGCGGCTTCGACTGGCGGCGCAACCGGCAGTGTCACGGCCAACCAGATTATGGAATATTTAAAGAAATATCTGGAAAGCCTGTCCAATAAATCAACGACTATCACGCAGAGCAACGAGCAGTATCCAACATGCAACGCCGTGTCGTCGGAAATCACACGCATAACAAATATTATGCAGAACAAAGCTTCGGGCTATCCCAATTGGGTGGGTATTTCAAAGCCGGTAAACGCGGTTTTTACTGTAGACGCGCCGGGTTTGCTTTTCATAGAAAGCTCAAGGAATAACGCAACTGGTTATGTGACAATTAATGACTTTCAGATGATTTATGGGTCAGGCAATGGTTACGCTACAGACTATTATTGTGTGACTTATTTAGTTGACAGCGGCGATGTCGTGCAAACCTCAGACTCCACCGGCAGAGTAATTTTATTTGTGTTTAAGACAAAGGTGTAAAAAATGTTGAGAATTGCCAAAATTGAAGACGAAAACTATAGGCTTTCTGTGGTTGAGACCGAAACGGAATTAACGCCGATGTGGGAAAACCTCGGGTACTCGCTGATGAAATGTGAAAAAGCTTGGGATGGGAACTATTACCCGATTGGCCGCTCTCCAATTGAGCCGGCCGCGCACAAGGCACAACAGCGGATTATTGAGCTTAAAACTTATTTGTCGCAGACAGATTATATTTGCATGAAATTAGCAGAGGGAGCCGCCTCGCCCGAAGAATACGCGGACGTAATCAAGCAACGCGAGGCAGCCCGGGAAGAAATCAGAGAATTAGAGCCAATCGTCGAAAGTTAAAACTTCGACATTTGGGAAATCGGGATTTTGCGGAATATCCCGCAAGTACTGACGGTAATTCTTATAATTTTTCTTATCCTCATCGGATAAATTTTCAAAACAATCTGCGAGCATTAAAATATCTGTCTTCAGCAGAAGAGTGTCGCGGCTAGCCCTCACGGCAGCGGCCGCGCGCTCTTTTTTCTCATCAGCAGTAAGCAGGCTTTCAGGGTCAACCGCAGTCGGCCGGCCATTCTTACCCGGAATAATCCGCTTGCCGTTTTCTTGAGCTTTTAGCAGATTTAAATATTCATCATCAGAAAGCTCAACAGCTTTCGTGCAATTTTCCGTGTCGACAAAAAATCCGAAACTTCCATCAACTTTGTGTTTTCCGTAAAACATTTTATTTCCTTTCTGTTAACAAATATTATGAATAATGCAATTTTGGACACCTTAATAGGCGGGATTTGGTTACAAACCAGTAAC